TCGTTTGCTAAAGGTACTGTAAATTTTGATAATGTTGATATTGCCATGTTGTTCTCCTATTTATCGAAAATTAGTTCCCTAATTTTGCAATTTCTCCTGTGTTTTTGATTCTCAACGGTATGTAAATGAATTCAACTGATTTAACTGGCTCAATTGCAATATCCACATACAGCTCGTTCCTGTCTATCCTTGTAGGTGTGTTGTTTGTGCTGTCACATACTACTAGGAAGTCAAATAGTCCCCTCTGTCCGACTAGTTCTAACAAGAAGGATTCTACTGAACCTTTGATCTCATTTCTTGTTAATTCGTCATTTGGTTCGAAGATGAACGGTTTAGCAAGGGCGTCTAATTGTGTTCTTAGATACACTGCCAATCGTGCAACATTTATTCTGTCAAGTGCTGAACTTGTCGATGTTTTAGTCAAGTTACCAAAGTTAACAATTCCTGCGCCTGCAAAGAAAGTAATTGGATTTATTTTGACTTCGTGCATTGAATCCCTCACTGATTCTGTGACAGATATTATTTCGAACTCACCTGTTGCTGAGTCTATGTAACCAACTGCTGTAGCGTTGTCAACGACACCTCTTCTTGTTCCTGATGGTGCGAACCATGGGAAAGCAATGTTGTCGTTGTTCGCAAGTGTTCTCAACATCATGTGTGATGGTGGAACAACAATCGTTTTTCCTGTGTTGTCTGTCGTCTGTCCTGACGGATAAAACACACCCAAGTATTCACTTGAACTTACCAAGCCGTCTTCACCGTTGTCAAGTGCTGACGCTGAATTGTTAGCCCAGTTTTGGATGTTAGTTGACGTGCCTTCTAATCTCAATGGAGTGTCACCTATCACGAATGCAGTGCTGTTTCTGTCTGTGTTCAAAGCAATCATGTTCGCAATCAATTCAGGATAACCTGGACAAGCAATTACGTTGTAACCTCTTTGGTCTTCTCTGATTGCTTGGTTTGTGTCGATCTCTGATTTAAGTTGCTCAACTATCACTTTTCTCTGTGCTTTTCTACCGAAAGAGCCAGAACCGTCTGCGTTGTTGCTTGATTTAGTAACCCATCTGTCAGGGAAGTAAGTTGATACACTCTCGTTACTTGTTCTGATGTTACCTAAACCTGCTGATCCACTTCCTGGATATTTTGTAACTGTGATGTAGTCGTTTTTGTATTCCTTCACATTGAAACCACTTCTCCTAGTGTTCCAAAGCATTATACCTTGTGGGAACAACGTTGGATCTGGAGCATCTGGATCTAGGAAGCCATCGCTCAATAAGTTTTTGATCGAGCTTGGTGATCCTGCACCACCTGTTGACAATGAATCTGCCTTGTCAGCAGTTGTGTGATATCTAGCATCTGCAAATACAATACCATCTTCTGTTGTTTGGTCTGATTTGTCAACTAGTTCCCACGCCGCACCTGATGTGGTCACTGCCACTTGGTTTGATGTGTTTGTAGAACTTATCGTTGCCGCTGTGTTGTATTTGTAAAGAACTGGATAGTTTTCTAAGTCTGACGTGTCGATCCATAAGTCATTAGTTACAAGTGCTGTACCATCTGACTGTGTAGTCGGTGCTGTTGCACTGAACTGTGGACCATTTGGATCTGTTGTTGAGTATGCTGTGGCATATCCAACGAAAGTTGTACCATTGTGTGCCATGATGTCTGCTTCGTCAGTTGCAGTGTGATACCATAATGTGCCGTCTGCTGGCTCATTTGTTGGTGCACTTAAACTTGCAGTGTAACTTAATCTCTTCCAGTTACTTGCCATGATACCTGTGTTAGCACTTGAGTCAAGTGCATCACCTGTAGGTAGGTCATACAAGTTATCGATCAGTGTTGAACTGTTGGCTGTGAATGTTCCATAAGCGTGTGCAGTAGTTGAACTGAATCCTGCGTCTGCCAATGGTGTTCCTAGATCATCGCCGTCAAACATTCTGAACTCACCGCCCAGTTTGTGTGTCATAGTGATCGCTCCAGCAGTTGTCTTACTTGCTGAAACGTTTGTTAATCCCGCACCGTTGACTGCCGCTATAAAATCATCTACCCCAGTACCACCTAGTGTGACTGTGACTGCACTGTTCAATGCTTCTTGATTTTTTACTGATTCCTGTATCTTGAATTTCTCACCACTAGTGAACGAGTATGAAGTTGCGTTACTAGTAATTGTAGTAGCACCGCCCTCGTATCTAAAGAATTGGAAGTCTGCAACATTTCCAGTGGAGTCTGCACCACCTAAGTCATTTGCACCCATGAATTCTTCAGTGACGTTGTACTGTGCGTACAGTGTGCCTGTAGTCAAAGCAGTTCCACCGTTTGCTGGATCTTGATTAAAGATCGCTGAGTGGTGGTTAGAATGAAGTGGACTAGCAACTTGAGAGAAACTAGTACTTGCTGATGCGTAAAGTTTAGCAACTAATGCCGCACCTGAGTTTGCTGATGTAGTTTTGAACCAAACTGAACCGTTGGGTCTGTTCTCGTCTGCAGTTTTCCAAGTTGGTCTGTTAGTGTGGCTTTCTTGTAAAAGTTTCACACCATTTTTAACACCTGCCGTGATCCCTAGGTCTGCCAAACCAGTTCCTGTTCGTGCTTCGAATCTGATAGTGTTAGCACCACCTGTTGAGTCACCTAAAAATTTACCATTGTGGAAGATTTCTAAATTACCTGTTGTGCTGTTTACACTTGCTGTAACGTTAGTGACGTTAGATCCAATCGCTGTTGCAACATCTGATAATGCTGTACCACCAAAAGTGATTTCAACACTGTTCATTGTGATCTTATGACCACTTGTCACTGTTGTTCCTGAAGCAACTGTCACTACCGGTAATGATGTGTGCCAGTCAGTAGAACCAACATGCACCCAAGTGTTACTTGCTGTCTTCTTATAGATCTTGTTTGTAACGTGTGTTGTATTGATTGCGTAATTACCAATTACACCAATTGAAGTTTTTGGTGCGCCAGTCGAAACACCGCCAACTAAATCAGTAGTTGCTGTGATCAATGTTGGAGTAATTGCTGTGAATGTTTGATTAGTCTGTGACCACTCGAACAAACCGTAACTGCTTGATGCAAGGTCAAACCAGTATGTGCCGTCTGATGGGTCTGCTGTCGGTGCCGAAGCACTTCCAACTAATTCTGCTGTGTTTACATTTGCTCTTAGAACAAAAGCTCTGTTGGCAATTCCTAAGAATGAGTATGCGGCTTGTAATCCGTATTCATTCAACTCATTACCGTTAAGGCTGTTTCCTGAAGCGTCTGTGTAGAATTTCGGATCTCCGAAAGTCTCTGTTAATTCTCTTTGAGACGAGATCAAAAATGCAGTGTTGGCGTTAGCAGTAGTTGTTCCTGTTGCTGTGCCGTCTCCTGCACCATTTTGCTTGTCCTGTGATGATGCTACTATGATTAAAGGTGTAGTACCAGCATCTGATGGTACGTAGAAACTTTCATTTATTACTGAAACCTCTACTCCTGGTGATGTCAATGTTGCCATTTTTCGTATTCTCCTTGCAAGTTACGTATATACTAGAGTTATTTATTCAATCATACGGTTTTGCTGACATAATTTACCATTTTCTTGGTGCCTATATAGGCGACGTAAATACAATTATGGAGTACAAGGACAGACCGGTGTGTACGGAGTGTAAGGCCAAGCCCAGGGCATATGCCTACAAGAGATATGGCAGAGTGTATTGGCGGAGCCGATGTGACACCTGTATCAGGAAACGTTCGGGCAAACGGACAGGTGGTATCACGGCCTTGCAGAGATCAGGATATAAGAAAGCGAAAAAATGTGAACTCTGTGGATTTAAAGCACAGGCCAAATCTCAATTAGATGTTCTGTTTGTGGACGGAAATCTTAGGAATACCAGTGTGACTAATTTAAAAACTGTTTGCGCCAATTGCCAAAGGTTGAGCAGTACTCGTAGACTTGGATGGCGGGTTGGTGATCTTGTTGCTGACAATTAAGCCGTCTATTTTTTCATATAGTTGTTCCTTGGTGCCATTGTTGTCTACTACGAAATCAAACTCTTCTTTTGCCCAAGCATATTCTGAAGTGTGTATTCCCTTTGGCTCTATGTTGCCTTCTACATAGTTAACGAACCACTCTGGATCCTGTCCTCTTTTGACAAGAATAATTTTACCGCCTTGCTGTCTGATCTGTCTCACTTCGTTGGGGAATCTGGTGTCCGCTATCACTGTGTTCAGACCCTTGTATCTGCCAATACAACTGTCCACCCATATTCCGTCGTACATCTGACCACGCATCACTTCGGTACCAAAGTACTGTAACACCCATCTAGGCGTTGTTGGCTTGCCAAATTTTTCACTCCAAAATTTATCTGGTTGCTCTCTCCAGTGCCTGCTTGATTCGGTGTCGCCTTCGAGCATGTTCCTGTCCCAGTTGAACATCGATGCAACAGCATCTTTTAAACTTTTAGCAAAACTGTCTTTTTGATAGCCATGTTTTTCTACAAGTCTATCCGCGACTGTGCCTTTTCCAGAACTTATTAAACCTACTACACCTATTAACATAGGTTTATTATACTATTTTTTTAAACGTTTTTCAATCTCTTTGATTGCTTCTTTTACGGATTTTAGTATGGTAATTCTTAGACTTTTTTTTCTTTGCTTCAGGGCCTTTATGCTCATCAGTTCTAATTCTTGGACCATTTGTTCCAATTCATCTAGCGTAAGATCTGAATAACTCTTGTAATTGGAATCTTTCATTGCTTGCTATTTAAATGGAGTTTGGTGTCAATTAACCAATAACAAAACTGTGCGGTGTTCCGCCTTCTTGGAAGTTTCCTATGTCTGCTTCCAGTCTTTCCATCTCTGCCTGGCCCTCGTTCTTCAACGCATCGCCGTTAAGCGTTGTGCCACCCTGTGGACCTGCTATTGTGTTGAACTTGCCTCTCGCTTCGCCTAACATTATTTTAGACACGGCCAGTGTGTAGTCTCTGATCCATGGTTTTGAGTAGATATCTTTAAACAGTGTGATGTCTGGTCTAAAGTTGTCAGTGTGCATAAGCACTGTCTCATCGTCAGCTCTAGGTCGTTGTGTTATCGTTAATTTTTTTGTCGCAACATCAAAATGGAACTGTATGAAACTTCCAAACATTTTTCCAATCATTTCTTGGTATGATGCGAAAGCGTAGTAAGTTGCCAGCCCACCTGTTGCACCTGCTCTCAACAGGTAGGTGTTCGTGTATGCGAGGTTGAATGGTTCAAACAGTGTTCCGCCTTCTCCACCTTCGGTTCGTGATCCAACTGTTCTTCTAGATAATTCCCTGACATTAATTATTTCATCTGGCAAGATGTAACTGTTTTGATTTTTCTTTAATTCTAAGAAAGCATATGATTCTTCTACTGCATTTGAAGATCTTTGTCTAAATTTATTTACAGCTCTTTCCAGGGCCGTTTGATAGTGTTTTGGGTCTAATTCCACGTCGATCATACCGTCACCGAGATTGTTCTTAACGTAATCGAAAATTTCCTGTTGTCCTGTTTGTAGTTCTGACATACTCATATTTATAGTCATTGCCTGTGCAATAAATATGTATGATATGCCAAGATTATCCATTTTTAAGCCTGAAAAGGGCAACGACTACAAGTTCTTTGATCGCAACATCAGAGAGATGTTTCAAGTCGGCGGCACGGATCTTCACTTTCACAAGTACCTAGGACCTTACGACCAGGGCGACACTAACAAGGACGGAGCGGCCTCTCCGAGTCAACCCAGAGTAACAGGAAGCGATCTAAACGAAACTACCATACAAGATCTATTATTTTTAGAGAACAGAGACAGGAAATATGCAGGCGACATATACACTGTTAGGGGAATATACAATGTACAAGACCAGGACTTTAATCTATCTCAGTTTGGTATGTTTTTATCAAATGACACATTATTTTTGACTGTGCATCTAAACGACATTGTGGAAAGGATTGGCAGGAAGCCAATGTCAGGTGATGTTTTAGAGTTCCCACACATGAAAGAAGATTACTCATTGGATGAAAGCATACCCATCGCACTCAAAAGATACTATGTGATTGAAGATGTAAACAGAGCCGCGGAAGGATTCTCACAGACATGGTGGCCACATTTGTTAAGATTGAAAATGAAGACACTAGTAGACTCGCAAGAATTCAGAGATATAATTGGTGATGCAACAACTGAAAATTCTGTCGCAAGTTACATGAGCACTTTCAACAAGGAAAAGACAATCAACGATCAAGTTGTTGCACAAGCAGAAGCGGATGCTCCCAAGGCAGGATTCAACTACAAGCAATACTATGTTGCACCTATAGATGAGAGGGGAAACATAAGGACAAAAAATGTTAATACACAGGCACAAAGAGCCAGTAGCAATAACACTGTCAATGCAACCATAGACACTCCTGCAAGTTCACACTACGGTTTTTATCTGGATGGCGACGGAGTGGCACCCAACGGAAACCCTGCAGGTTTTGGCATTACATTTCCCACTTCTGGCGTAGACAAGGGTGATTACTTCTTGAGGACAGATTTCTTACCTAACAGGCTGTTTAGATACGACGGAAACAGATGGATAAAAATTGAAGACAGCGTGAGGATAACTACAACAAACACTGATTCTAGAGGAAACTACAAAACAGGTTTTGTCAACAACACAACGTCATCAACCATTAATGGCTTAACTGTTACACAGAGGCAGTCGTTGGCGGATGCTCTCAAACCAAAGGCTGACAATTAGGAATGTTACATTTTTACGAAGGACAGGTTAGAAAATTTTTAACTCAATTCATTAGAATATTGAGCAACTTCTCTGTTGAAACGGGAAGAGGCAAGGATGGAGGAATAAATCTACGTGCGGTTCCTGTGGTGTATGGAGATCCAACAAGGCAGGTTGCGAACATCATCAGAAACAACAGTGAAAATGCCCTGAATTATGCACCTAAAATTGCCTGTTATGTCAGAGACCTAAACTATGACAGGGAAAGGATGCAGAACCCTTACCACATAGAAAAGCAACACCTGAGAGAAAGAGACGTAGATTCGGATGGAAACTACACAAACCAACTGGGTGCAGGGTACACGGTTGAGAAAGTGATGCCATCACCTTTCAGACTAGAAGTGACAGCAGATATTTTCTCATCAAACACAGATCAAAAATTACAAATCATGGAGCAAATTTTGTATTTGTTCAATCCAGATTTCGAAATCCAAAAAACAGACAACTACATAGACTGGACAAGTTTGAGTTACGTAGAATTGACCGGCGTAAAGTTTAGTTCCAGGACCATACCGGTTGGTGCAGAGTCTGAGATAGACGTTGCATCACTTACTTTCTCCATGCCCATATGGCTATCTCCACCTGTCAAGGTGAAGAAACTAGGCGTGATACAGAAGATAATAATGAGCATCTACGACGACGATGGCGGAATTGCACAGGGACTGATAGATGGCGAATTGGTGTCGAGAAGTTTCATAACACCAAACAATTTTGGATTGTTGGTCACAGGAAACCAATTGAGACTATTAGGTACAACGGGGGTCAATGTCAAATCTGGTGGAGATGGATTCCAGACAGGTGCCAACGAACCAAATAACTTTGATCCGTTTGAAGCGTTTGGGCCAGCGGTAAACTGGAAAACTCTGTTGGATCAGTATGGAAAGGTGATCAATGGGACATCACAGATAAGATTAACACAACCAGACGGCAACGAGATTGTTGGAACAATAGCAACTACAACATTGGACGACACGATTCTATTGTACACAATCGACAGTGACACCGTACCAAGCAACTCATTAACGGCTGTCAAAAAGATCATCAATCCTGCCACATTTAAGCCAACCACTGTTGCTAATGGCGATAGGTACTTGGTCATAAACGATGTGGGTGATTCAACAGCAAGTTTCCAAAGTGCTACCTGGGGTACGCTTGTGGCCAGCGTTGGTGACATCATAGAATACAACGGTGCAACAAGCAAGTGGAATATAGCCTTTGATGCTAGTAATCCAGATTCAACACAACACTACGTCACCAATCTTAACACAGGAATACAGTATAGATTCAATGGCACAGAATGGGTAAAATCTTACGAGGGTGTATACAAACAAGGTAATTGGAGCATAGTATTAGACGGTGGAGCAGACCCGGGATACAACTCAAGCCTTGACGCTACCACCCCATAGTTGTTATAATAAAGCATGAAAGAAAACATCGTCTGTTCGGGTGCCCTGTTCTATGCAACCAGCACCAAACGTTTCCTGTTCCTACAGCGTACTGACCGAAAAACACAGGGCATGTGGGGACTGGTTGGTGGTAAAAGTAAATTCACAGAAAGTGCATTCGAAGGACTCAAACGTGAGATAGAAGAGGAAACAGGAAGCATACCCAAATTCAAGAAAGTCATACCCCTTGAGATGTTCACTTCCAATGATCAGAAGTTTTTCTTTCACACATATCTTGTTGCAATAGATTCAGAATTCATTCCTCGACTAAATGAAGAACATTCGGGATACTGTTGGACCTCTTTTGAATGCTGGCCCAAGAACTTACACATGGGTCTCAAAAATACTTTGAACAATAAAAGTATAAAAGGAAAACTACAAACTATCTTGGATCTTATAGTCTAAAAAAAAGGCGACCCGAAAGCCGCCTTTTGATTCTACTAAAAAGTAATTTTATTTATTAGTTGTTAGATCTCACTGCACAATTTACCAATTTGATATTTGTGTCTGTGTCAGTTTCTAATGCTCTACCAATAACGTTGAAAGGAGAGAATGACTCACCTTGCGCCACTGCTCTAGCACAACCTTTTGTTGATGATGTCACAAGTCTTTGACCTTTAGTCACTTCACCTATTACTCTAACCGGAGTTCTACCTGTCATTGCTACGTATGGGTGTGATTCATCTGAACCTGCACCTGCATTCATCATGTATGCTGGTTTGTGGGAGATAACACCAAACACATCCTCAGACATTTCTGAGTGAATTTCCGTGATCTCTGCTGAACCGCCAACCATTACCACTGAACCTGTTTCCATAGGAGCGTCTGCTTCGAAACGCTCGGCAACGTCCGCGTACTGCGCCGATGATGCCGTGGATGCAATCACATTGGTTGATGGATTGTATTTCAGGCCAGTGTCTGTTTCAATGCCCTGTGTTCCAGATGCTCCGTCCACTAAAGCGATGAAAATGTTTTCATTGGCTGTGTTGTTCGCAGTAACGGTCACCGCTGTGGCAATTGCCGCTGTTCCTGACGTGTCTTGGTTACCACCTGCGTTGACACCTGGCAAGTTGATCGCCGCTGTACCGTCAAAGTTTACACCACCGATTGCTCTAGTAGTTGCTAATTTTGTGGCAGTGGCCGCATTTCCTGTACATGATCCTGAACTTCCTGATGCATTACCTGTCAACGCACCTACGAATCCTGTAGCAGTTATCTTTCCTGTGCTTGGGTTGTATGTGCATGTACCATCTGACTCCAATCCAAGATTACCACCATCGACGTCACCGCCGGCAGTAAAGATCATTGCATTGTCTTCATCAGTGCTTTCGTTGTCTGTTATTGTGACTGTTGTTGCTACTGTGGCAACATCTGCTGTACCTGTTACGTTACCTGTCAAAGCACCAGCAAATCCTGTTGCAGTGAGCACACCTGAACTACTGTTGAAAGTTAGGTTGGTTCCTGTTTTAGGAGGCAAATCTCCAGTGGCCGCTGTAACAAAAAGTACATTACAACTTGTATCACTACTTTCATCCGCGGCTGTAACTGCTGTGGCAATATCTGCTGTACCTGTTAAGTCACCTGTTACGTTACCTTCTAGGTTTGCAACCAATGTTGATACTGATACTGATACACCGCCTGATTTGTCAGCCGCTGTCGCAGTCGTCGTACCCATCGTGAACTTGTCTGCTGACTCGTCCCATAGTATGGCCGCGTTGTTACCCGTTGAACCCCTCTCGATGATGATACCTGCATCGTTGCTTGATGCTGATATACCTGTGTTCAATTCTATAATGTTGTCTGCTATTGTTGTGTTTACTGAACTGACTGTTGAAGTTGAACCGTTTACAGTCAGGTTACCTGTCAACACAAGGTTACCACCAATTGTCGCGTTGTTGGTGATTGCCGTGTCGCCTGTTGCTGTAAGATTCAACACACCTGTTGATGTCACAGTCAAGTCAGTTCCGTCAGATTCAATCTTCTCACCCGCTGTACCATAGGCAATTCCCACGTTGTTTGGAATCTCCACGTCTGATGTTGCTGAAAGTTTGATCTTTGCTCCAGAACTGATTGTTAGGTCAGTGTCATTTGATTCTATCTTCTCACTTGCGTTGTCATCAAAAACTATACCTATGTTTTTTGGAATGTGTACATCTGATACTGCTGTAAGATTGATCTTTGCACCTGAATTGATTGTTAGGTCCGTGTCATTTGATTCGATCTTCTCACTTCCATTGGCATCAAACACTATTCCAACGTTTTGTGGAACGTGTACATCTGATGTTGCTGTAAGATTAATTTTAGCACCTGAAGTAACAGTAAGATCTGTGTCATTTGATTCGATCTTTTCACTTCCGTTGGCATCAAAAACTATTCCAACATTTTGTGGAACGTGTACATCTGATGTTGCCGCTAAATTGATTTTGGCACCTGAAGTAACAGTAAGATCTGTGTTGTCGCCTTCGATCTTCTCACCAGTACCAAATGTCACACCAACGTTTGCTGGTACTACCACGTCTGTTACTGCTGTCAAATTGATTGCACCACCTGATGTCACTGTAAGGTTCGTGTTGTCACCTTCGATCTTCTCACCTGTACCGAATGTTACTCCCACGTTTGCTGGCACTACCACGTCGGTTCCTGCTGTTAGATTGATTGCACCCGATGCCGTGACTGTGGTTGTTGCCGCCGTTTGGCTCAATACCGCGCCGCCGTCTGCTGTGTTAGTGATTGTTCCGTTCGAACCCGTGTCTGCTAATATGACACTGGTGTTAAGGACTGTAAGATTTTTCTTGTCATCTACGTATTTTTTGTTTGCCACGTCACCGTCATTACTTGGTGCCGCTGTTGCTAGTCCTACAATGGTGTTTGCTGTTCCTGATATTACGATATCACCAACTTCTATTCCATTATGGACTCTAAAGTTTCTTGTTGTCATGGTTCCATATCTCCCGCATGATTGTTGTTATTGCTGTATTTAGCCTGCTAACGCAGAGATTCTATAGCCAGACACTGTGGTGCTACCACCGGATGTGCTTGATGCAAAAAGTTCCAGACTGTTCTCACTGGATGTGTCGAAAGCGGCTGTGAACTCCAATTGTCTCGTGCCTTTTGTTGAAACAAAAGGTCCATTTGCCACGGCCGGTACTCCAGGTGTTGCCGCTGTGTAGACTTCTTGGATGCTGTATGCCTCTTCGGAAGAGTTGGCGCCAACTATGAAGTGGACAGCACCGTTGGCCTCATCGATGTCCATGAGATCGATAGCAGTTGCACTGGAACTCACAGTGACGGCCGCGAATGCTTTTTGATTGGCATTGCTTTGTGCGGTCATGTTGTCTTTGAGTAAAATCTTATGCATAGTGAGGTTCAAGTTTGTTTCCAATCCTGCCGCACTAACGACCACGTTGTCTCCTGAGATCGCCGCTGTCAGTGTGACTAGTGAATTGTTGCCTGATGTGGTGTGTCCATACTGGGAGATGAAGGCATTTGTGCCGTCATGCACGACCAGTGCTTCCACAACTTCCATCTCTGTCTTGCTGTCGTTGTCAACACTGATGAAGTATTTTGCTCCCCTAAAGGTGGCATGAGCAAACGTGTCAACAGACTCAGATGCAGAATCCACATCCGTGTTGCTAGATGTCACGGTGTTGCCTCTCGTGGCGTCTGTGGTGCTTGAAGACATGGCCACTTTATAGAAACTTCCCCTGCAATCAGCGGAAGTGCCCGTGACCCTTACCCTGTACTGACCATTGCTGATATCTGTGGCCAGTGTTGGTACGTTGTCACCGCCACTTGACTCTATTCCCCGTCTGTTACCCAGGAACGATGCCGTGTTGTTGTTGGTAACTACGAACATTTCTGCACTGATCTTTTCATTCACGATGTCATTAAGGACAAAGAAGTAGAACGCACTGTCTATGAATGTTGCGTTAATGCTGTCCAAGGTCCTTGCAGTTGATCCAAGATGTTTGTTGCTCTTCACGGTAGCCAGGCCATCATCAGACACTATGGTCGCCACTGAGTCAAAACTCAAAGTTCCTGATCCATCAGTGACCAGTGCCTGTCCCGCTGTTCCGTCTGCTGTTGGTAGGTTGAATGTGGTACCACCAGATTTGATGATCATCTTGGAACCATCTGATTTGATTGACTCGTTGGTGTCAACAAACTGAATCTCTTTGTTGGTGCCTAGGACAATCTTGTCATTGAATGTAGCGGCACCCGCCGCACTCATGTCCAGTGTTAGTGCTGTGATACTTGAACCACCATCTTCACCTTTAATAATAAAATCTTTATCATTTGTTTTTACTTCAAAAACAGCGTCACCAGAAGATTCTTTAAATAACCCCCAAGATGTGCCATTTTTATTCCAAGTAACATCTCCTCCACCTGTATCAATTATTATATTACCAGCACTGTCAAAAGTTGTTGTTCCACTAGATGATATTGTTAAATTTGTTCCATCACCCTCGATCTTCTCACCATCATCACCAAACGTCAACCCAATGTTGGCCGGTATGTTCACATCGGCACCTGCGTTAAGATCTATGTCACCTGTGCCACTTGATGCCAGTTGCAATGCACTGTTAGATGCATTTGCGGACACTGTGTTGTCAGTGATTGTGACACCGTCTAAGGTGGAAGCACCTGTTACAGCCAAAGTTGTGGATATGGTCGCCGCTCCTGTGACCGCAAGTGTGCTACCATCAAATGTTAGGTTGCCTTCTCCTACAAGTGCGTGTGCACCTGTGACAGTTGCAACATTGTTGTTGGTTGAACCTGACAACACTGCTTTAGTGTCTGCATAATCTTTTACTGCCGCTGATGTTGGTAGTGTTGTGTCATTGTCATTGGAACTTATGCCTTCTGATTCTAATACCACAGAAGCCGCTGTCATGTTGCCTATGTCTAAGTTTGAAATGTTGTTGCCCGTGCCATTGGCGTCTATTGTTTTGTTTGTGAATGTTAGTGTGTCACTTGCTATGTTGGCATCTTGTGTGTCCACATATGCTTTGACTGATTGTTGAGTGGCTAAAGATGTTGCACTGTTTGATCCCATTGCGTCTTCATCTAGTATTGCTGTAATAGAAGTTCCATTGCTGATAGTGAATCCTGCACCCACATCTAGTGCTCCGTCCACGTTCAAGGCGTCATCTATTCTGACTGCTGTTGAATCCGATGATGAAATATTGTTTGTAACTATTGCCGTTGACGTCACAGATGACAGTCCTGTTAGTGCAGTATCTAAAGCGATGGTTATTGTATTTGCGGATCCACTAGTGGCAATGTTTGCTCCACCCGAAACTTGTAAAACTTCTGAATCCAAATCTATGGACAGTGCAGTTGAGTCATCTGTTGCGAAGTCTAAGTCTTGTGCTGTTACCTGCGAGTCAACATATGTTTTGATTGCCTTGGCAGATGCCAATGTATCGTCGGAACCACTCACTGAAGTTATGTCAGTGTCTAGGACACCTGATTTAAGGTTGTCAACTTCTATGTTCGAAACTGTGTTGTTGTCAACGTCAATCGTTTTGTTTGTAAGTGCTTGTGATCCGGCAAGTGTACTAACTGTTGAGTCAATAGCGAATGTTACTGTATTTCCTGATCCGGATGTATCTATACCAGTGCCTCCTGTGAATGTGATTGTTTCACTGTCTAAGTCTATTGACAATGCTCCACCTGAATCTGCTTGAAAGTCTAAGTCTTCCGCTGTTATTTGTGTGTCAACATATGCTTTGATTGACTGCTGTGTAGCCAGTGAAGTTGCACTGTCACTGTCGAATCCGTCTTCGTCAAGTATGGTTGTGACTGTTGCACCACTTGTTCCTATCTTAAGATTTTCGAGTACTACAGTTCCAGTGCCCGATGCATTAATTTTGAAATCGTCATTGCTTCTGTTAGTAGAAATACCATTGTCACTTATCGTGATGTCGTTTAAAATAATACCACCTGTGCCTGATGTGGTCATCGTTAAATCTGCGTTTGTTGGCGCCACTAAATTTGTTATTGATATGTCACCCTCTGCACCGAACACTAAGCCGTTCCCTGCGGCATTTACTTTCAATACCTGTCCTGCTGATCCTATTGATGTTAATCCAGTTCCTCCAAATGCTGTTCCTACCGATTCGCCCGACTGGAATTCTGCTAAACCCGTTGCTACATTCGAGGAGTCAAAGACTACTCTTACTGGTGTTTTATCCGCCATAATTCAATTCTGTGCTCCGCTTTCTTGTCGTCACGGAATGCATTCATTTCCTTTATATTGTAGGTATTTATTGCTAGAATTGGAATAACGTGATACCACGTCCTGCACCTTGCACGTTAGAAGCAAGCGTGTCTCCTGAACTCAAAAGCATTGTGAAACCAGCACCGGTGGCAATCGGAACGTCCTCTAAAGTGGCATTAAATTCCATCTGTAGATCTGCTGTTTTTGCCAGAAGTTGGCTGTCTGAAAGTATCGAACTACCATCACTCAATAATAATGAAACAACCTGTACAGGACGCAATGCGTTTGCTCCAGTGCCGTTGGTAGGGATAACCCTGGATCCGATCTTTGAACCTTCCGGAAATACTGCTCCGCCTGTTCCAACCGACATAAGACCACCATCTAGTGCTGTAAATTGGAAAGCACCGTCACTATCCGTCTTCAATGTTGCACCACCAATGTCAACTGTTTCTGCAGTAACAAACACAGTCTGCCATCTTCTAGAAGAACTACCCAACTGGAAAACACCATTCTGGCTTGGTATTAGGTTACCTGCAATTTCTATACCCGGAGTTGAATCTTCTGTTGATATCGTGGTCCCTGCTATCCTGATCCCTTCCACGACAACGTTACCGTTACTTGATGTCAACGTTAAATCTGCATTACTGGGTGCGGCTATTGTTGAACCTGACACTGATAAATCTCCTACGTGTGTATCAGAAATGTGTGCGTCAACATATGCTTTTATTGATTGTTGCGTTGCCAATGCTGTGGCTGAATTACTACTGAAACTATCTTCGTCAAGTATTGTTGTTACACCTGCTCCTGAACCAATCTGGAAAGTGTCATCTACAATCACAGATCCTGATCCCGACGTTTTCAAGGTAAAGTCTGCATTCGAGGGTGCAAACAAAGTTGACCCTGTTGCACTCAGGTCTCCGATACTACCTCCACCACCAACTGCCGAGCCACCTGCCGTGACCCCGTCACCAATTCTTAGACTTCCTGTGTCTACGTCTACTGCTAGGTATCCGTCTTCTATGATGTGTGTGGCTAGGTTGTAATCTTTGTAAGATCCTACTAGTTTCCTGAATGCCATGTACGCTCCTTATAGCCCGGATAATGTTTTTAATCTCTGAACGAATTCACTCTCTGTCTTTGGTTCCTTGTTCTTCATTTGTTTGGGAACCCCTGGTTGGTCGCCACCGTCCACTGTTTCTGGCTGTTGCACCAACGGTGCGTCAACCCTTGCTTCTTCGTCTGCGGCCCTTTCATCAGCGTCCTGTTGTATGTTTGAGAACTGTCCAAGGTCCTTGCCCGCTTCCTGTTTCTTTAATTCTAATTCTTGTTGTGGAGGGAAAACTGTTGCCACTGTGTTTGGATCATCTGATGCAACCTTTCCCGGATTGTCGCTGTTGTCCATCGCTGGTTTGTCAGACTC